AAGAGTGAGTATGTGCAGTTGGAAGCGTCGAAAGACCTGCTCGACAGGGCAGGGCTGAAGGCGCCTGACAAGCACATGCATCTACATGCTGGAGACATCAAGGTAGAGATTGACCTGGGCTAGTCGCCCAGGACTTTCTCCCACCCGTTGCACTGTGGCGTAAATAGCACACTCGATTGGCTCCGTTGTGTCGTGGGGGGCCAAAACTCAGGCACGGTAATGTTGCAAGTGGACCTACCCACGAATTATTCCTTCTCAAGGCTCGTAAAAAAAAGTATACTGCATTGAAGTCAAAATATATTTTTTAACCAGAGGTGCGCCTAAATGGCTGAGACGTTCAAACCCCTCCCACAAAACGCTGTAGCGTTTGCCAGGTATATCTTGGGTAATGCGATTACTAACACCCTTGGTATTCAGGTTAAGGGTTCTGACATTGATCTTGGAGACCTTGGGGAAGGGGCTAAGAATGTTTTGAGGTCTGCGGTAGAGAGTGCTCGTAAGGATGGGCGCAACTATGTGGAATACAGAGATTACCCCACTATGGCTTCTGGTGAACGCCCAGAACAGTTTTGGAAAGCCAAGAGGGAGGAAAGGGATTTATTTGATTTGTATGTGGAGTCAGCTACCGACCCTGTGCTAGAGATGTTTACCTCTGTTGGAGGCTTTAAGTTTAAGAATAGGGATGATGGAGGGTTTGAGATTCCCAACGATCCTTATGACTTTGATAAGAGTAAGTCTAAAAAAGATAGGAAAGTAAAGGACACATATAGCAAGCTGACTTATATGGGGCAGGACGCAAGCGGAGGATATAGCTTTTCCTTGAAAGGCGTTATTGATCCAGTTGATTCCTCTGCTGACAAAACAGTGAAAAACTTGTTAAACAAGGCATACAATACCATCGACTATGCCCTTATGGAAAAAGGCAAGGTCACGAATGATGATGCGCCGCCAGAACTCATTACATATCTGCGTGAAGGATTTAACCGTGGTTCATTCCCTCACCCACTCCCAGAATATTTTAACAGCGCAGTAGTTGAAGATGGTCGGGTTGTTGTAGCAGACATTATAGATATTGAGATACCACCCACAGACTTTGATGCAGGGGACATCCCAGAAGTAGAGTATGATGATAACCCCTTCCTGGAGGTCGGCCCATACTCAACCCGCCGTAAGGCGCGTATGGAAAACGAGCTTGCAGTTCTTTATGGTAAAGACTCCGAAAGCTTTGAGGTTTAAGAATGTCCAAGTCTCTGTTGGATCGCATTGGTGTAAGCGGGTATAACAAACCTAAGAGAACCCCTAACCACCCCACCAAGTCCCATGTTGTAGTCGCCAAGGTAGGTAACAAGATCAAAACCATCCGCTTTGGTGAGCAAGGTGCTAAGACTGCTGGCAAACCCAAGAAGGGTGAGTCAGAGAAGATGAAGAAGAAGCGTGCAAGTTTTAAAGCACGTCATAGGAAAAACATTGCCAAGGGCAAGCTGTCTGCGGCATACTGGGCAAACAAGGTTAAATGGTGATTGATATGGCAAAAAGTCCCACACAAGAACAGATGCAACAAATGATGCGCGAAGAATATGACGCTAATACAAAAGCGCGGAAAATCGGCGAAGCAAAGGATATGCGCAAAGCCCGTATGCACGATTATGACGAGTATCAAAAGATGCTTGCAAAAGATTTTGCCGCAGAACAAGAAGAAGTAGGAAAACTTAAAGTAAAGGATATTAGAAAAGTTTCTTCTTTTGCAAAAGCTTCTGCTAAAAATGCAGGGTCTAAAGAGGCAAAACAAATCTCAAAAGAGATTGTTAAAAATACACCAGTAACAAAGAGTATGTTATCTGTTGTTGCAAAAGGAGCGGGGCTTTTAGGAGCCGCCGTTACCATGAATGAGTTTCGCAAGGTTCATAAGCAAATTGCAGATAACCCGACTAAAAAATACGGGAAACAAACTCTTCTTGATATTTTGATGAAGGACTAGTAATGCCCAAAGTAGCTGGAAAGAAATACCCATACACCCCTGCTGGCATCAAGGCGGCTAAGAAAGCCGCCGCCAAGAAAAAGGGGAAAAAATCAATGTTGAAAGGATATGGTAAATGAGCAAGCTATATAAAGTAACTGGTGCTGAATACATCAGTAAGGACATTGTAATGACAGCAGATGGTCGGCCCCATTCGGGCAAGACCTTTACTGCTGACAGCGAGCGTTTGTTTACTGCTGAAGAGCTAAAGGATCGTGGGATCGAAGCTGTTGCTCACGTTGTAGAGAAGAAGGTAAAGAAGGTTAAAACTAAAAACACTCCTACTTCCCTCCGCAAACTGGGTCAAGAGGCCACAGACTAATGGAAAAGAAGTCCTTAATGCAAGGTTCCTATCCTTATTCTGACGTGCTTCAGGCCAATAAGAATAAGAACTTTATTAAACGCATTTTGGACTTTAAGTCTGCCCCTGCCCCCTTGCCAGATGAGTCGGGGCGCAAGCAAACGCATCGAATGTCTGCTGAATACCTTGGTGAAAAGGGCACAATTCCAGCCGCCTTTCCCTTGGTTATTGAGCGCGATGGAAAGCTAGTTAAACTTAGCAAGCCAGAAGCGGCAGATTACGCCAGAAAAACTGGTGAGTATGTTGCTTTCAAGGATATTAAGTCTGCGGATCAGTTTAGCAGATCATACAAAACACCAGAATTTAAGGCGTTCTACAATGGCGGTAAATGAAGCAGGAAACTATACTAAGCCTACAATGCGTAAGAGTTTGTTTAACCGCATTAAGGCTGGTGGCAAAGGCGGTCGCCCTGGTCAGTGGTCTGCCCGCAAAGCCCAGATGCTTGCCAAGCAATACAAGGCAAAGGGTGGAGGCTATCGGTAATGGCGTTAGCTAAATCACAGAAGTCCCTGGTAAGCTGGGGTAAACAGAAGTGGCGCACCAAGTCTGGTAAGCCTAGCACCCAGGGGCCAAAGGCCACGGGTGAACGCTATCTGCCAGAGAAGGCCATCAAGTCTTTGACATCTGCTGAGTATTCCCGCACTACTGCCGCTAAACGCAAGGCCACCTCTGCTGGCAAGCAAGTATCCAAACAGCCTAAGAGCATTGCAAAGAAAACGCGGAAGTATAGAACATGAGTTTCCTTCACACGATCAACGAAGAAGAGCGCCGCATCTTGCGAACTATCGTGAAGCGCGTTCACATGAAGCATCACCCCAAAGACTTTGTAAATGATTACGAGGCTGATAAGATTATATCCGCTATTGCACCAGATGTTGTAGATCGTCTGATGAAAGTAGGTAAGGATATGAAAATTGACAGCCTTTAAGTATAAACCAGATGGTGACGTATTAAAACAATTTATGAAGGATGATACATTCTTCCGAGGCATCCGTGGGCCTGTAGGCTCTGGTAAATCGGTGGGGTGTTGTGTTGAGGTATTTAGACGTGCGCTACAGCAAGAAAAAAACAGTGAGGGTATTCGCCGTTCTCGTTGGGCTATTATTCGTAATACAAACCCACAGCTTAAAACAACCACAATCAAAACCTGGCTGGACTGGTTTCCCGAAGACCAGTGGGGAAAGTTTCGCTGGGAAGTTCCATACACCCACCACATCAAGCAAGGCGACCTTGACCTAGAGGTTATCTTCCTTGCCCTTGATCGCCCAGAAGACGTGAAGAAACTGTTGTCTTTGGAACTCACGGGCATTTGGATTAACGAGGCAAGGGAATTACCTAAGTCAATCATTGATGCTTGCACCATGCGTGTTGGTCGTTTCCCCTCTATGCGGGACGGTGGCCCTAGCTGGACTGGTGTTATCGCTGACACTAACGCCCCTGAAGAAGATCACTGGTGGCCTATCATGTCTGGCGAAGTGCCAGTGCCAGACCATATCTCGGCAGAGGAAGCTAAGATGCTCGTGGCTCCAGACAACTGGGTATTCTATACCCAGCCCCCTGGCATGACTGAAGAGAAGGATGCGTCTGGCTCTGTTAAAGAGTATCTCCCCAATGATAAGGCAGAGAACAGAAACAACATGATGAAGTCTTACTACCCCAATCTTATTCAGGGTAAGACAAAAAGCTGGATTGATGTCTACGTTATGAATAAACTAGGGGCTATCAACGAAGGAAAGCCTGTATACCAAATGTTTGCACCTGACTTACACGTTGCGAGAGAAGAAATACCAGTGGCCTCTGGTGTCCCAGTCTTTGTGGGTCTCGACTTTGGCTTGACCCCTGCGGCAGTATTCGGCCAGAAGGTTCGTGGTCGATGGCTTATCCTGCAAGAGATCGTGGCCTTTGATATGGGGATCGTGCGGTTTTCAGAACTGCTTCGAGCGGAGATAGCTACACGCTATGCTGACTGTGAGGTATCAATTATTGGCGACCCTGCGGGTGACTTCCGCGCACAGACTGATGAAAGCACCCCGTTCCAAGTATTGCGAGGGGCTGGCTTGGTTGCAAGGCCAGCACAGAGCAATGACGTTGCGCTTCGCATCGAGGCTGTAGCCGCAACTTTGAACAGGCTAGTAGATGGAAAGTCTGGTATACTCATCGACCCTAGGTGCAAAGAACTTATAAAGGGCTTCGATGGAGGTTATGGTTATAGGCGCATGCAAGTTAGTGGTGAGCGTTTCGACGATAAGCCTGACAAGAATAGGTTCTCTCACATTCACGATGCTTTGCAGTATTTAATGCTCGGTGGTGGCGAGGGCAGAGAGGTGCTTGGGCATCAGAAAACTGCCAAGCCATTTACTATGAAGCGAGAATTTGATATATTTACTAGGAAATCTAAGCAACCCAAGAAATCTTTTTGGAATAGGATGTAATTATGGCAGTCACCATGCCTTCGGCCCTAACAGACCCAACAATCAAAAGCACATATAGATTGCCGACAAGCCTTCTTGAAAGCGCGTTGCAACAAGGCTCAGACCCAAGAACAGTTGAAACATACGCAAAACAAGCGGAAAAAATTGCCAGGTCAAGCAAGCAAAGAGGAATTCGCGGAATCGCCGCGAGGTTTCTTGCAAGGGATGTTAAACTTCCAACCCTAAGAAAAAAAATAGCACTGGAAGCCCAAACGCAACCAGCACTTGAAGTAATTCGCCAGGCGCGTGAAGAACTCGCCCAACAAACTGCCGCAAATATATCTCGCAAACGTGGTAACGTCAGCCTGTTATCTAGCCCTACTGGTGGCTCAGGATTTTTACAAGGATACTTTCGATAATGGATGAAATAGCCAAGAATTACTTAAAGAAGTATGAGTCGGCCAAGTCTTTACGCACACCCTTTGAAGACTTGTTTCAAGAGTGCTATGACTATGCCCTGCCACAGCGCGAGGGCTTTTACTATAATGCACCAGGCCAACGCCGTGATGATCGCATCTTTGATGAGACTGCTGTAGTTGGTGTGCAAGAGTTTGCCTCTCGCTTACAGTCTGGGCTTGTTCCTAACTTTGCTCGCTGGGCCGACCTACTTGCTGGTAGTGAAGTTCCGCCAGAAGAAGCTGATGAAGTAAACAATAGCCTAGATGAAGTAACCGAGTATATCTTTGAGATTTTGGCTAACAGTAACTTTGCACAAGAAGTGCATGAGTCCTTTATGGACTTGGCTGTAGGCACTGGTTGTCTCCTGGTCGAAGAGGGTGATGCTGTAAACCCTATCCGTTTTAATGCGGTTCCACTTCCCAAGGTAGTTCTTGAAAACGGCCCAGATGATAGAATCGACCACGTTTACCGTGAGCGTGAGGTTCGTTACCGTGATATTACAACTGCGTTTAAGAAGCCAAAGATTTCACCAAAGATGCAAGATTGCATCAATAAAAAGCCTGACCAGAAGGTTAAGTTGCTTGAGGTTGTCTGCCGTTTGTATGACAAGCCTAACCAAGAGCGTCACGCATACTATGTAATCGACAAGACGAACAGAGAGTGCGTAGTCGAAGAAGTGTTTGAGGGCGTGGGTAGCAACCCATTCGTATGTTTCCGTTGGTCTAAGGCGGCTGGTGAAGTGTATGGTCGTGGGCCTTTGGTCAACGCCCTGTCTTCTATCAAGACTACAAACCTTACTATCCAGCTTATCCTTGAGAACGCTCAGATGGCTATCTCTGGTATCTACCAGATGGATGACGATGGCATTATCAATGTTGATACAATCAACCTTGTGCCTGGCACAGTTATTCCTAAAGCCCCTGGCTCTGGTGGACTACAACCAGTAGCCGCCGCAGGTAGCTTTGATGTGGCAAGCCTTGTTCTAAATGACATGCGCATGAACATTAAACGTGCGCTGTATAACGATATGCTTGGTGATCCAAACCGCACACCAGCCACAGCCACAGAGATTGCAGAGCGTATGGCAGACCTGTCTCGTCGTATTGGCTCTGCGTTTGGCCGACTGCAAGCAGAGATGGTTCAACCTATCCTCCAGCGTGTAGTTTACATTCTCAAAAAACAAGGGCGTATTGACCTGCCCACGGTCAATGGCCGCGAGGTAAAAGTCCGCAGTGTATCACCTTTGGCACAGGCTCAGTCCAACCAAGACATTACAACTGTGGCTCGCTTCCTTGAGGTAGTCGGTGCAAACTTTGGCCCTGATATGGTTAATATGTTAATTGACTCAGAAGAAACTGCGGTTTACCTTGCTAAGAAGTTTGGGGTTCCAGACGGATTGATTAGGGATGAGGCTGATCGAGAAGCCTTACAGGAGCAAATGCAACAGATGGCACAAATGCAACAGATGATGCAGATGCAAGGTGGCGGTGGAGAATAGATGTCGCACATTGGAGTAGATGGGTTTCCTCGCCCAAAAGAGGAAGACCAAAGGTTATCACGAAATATTAAGGCTCTCTTCAACACACCAGAGGGCAAAGAGGTTCTGCGTTACTTCCGTTCCATTACATTGGATGCGGTAAGCGGCGGGGGCATTAGCGATGGCGAACTCCGACACTTGGAGGGCCAGCGTTATTTTGTGGGTCTCAT